CCGAGCGACCTTGGCCGGTGCGAACCTGGCCCGGGCGAACCTGAACCGGGCGGACTTGCCCCGAGCGGATCTGACCGACGCGAACTTGGCCGACGCGAACCTGGCGGGTGCTGACCTGACCGGAGCGAATCTGACCGGCGCGACCTTGGCCGGTGCGGATCTGACCGACGCGAACTTGGCCGACGCGAACCTGGCGGGAGCGAACCTGACCTGGGGTGACCTGACCCGAGCGAATCTGGTCGGAGCGAACCTGGCCGCCGCTGACTTGACAAAAGCGGACCTGACCGGCGCTGCTCTGACTGACGCTCATTTGGCTGACGCTTACCTGACCGACGCCATCTTGAACGGTGCGGACCTGGCACACGCGGACCTCTCCGGAACGAACCTGTCCCGGGCGAACCTCGCTCCGGGCGCTAGCGGTGCCCCGAGGCCACACATGCCCGTGGCGTGGGCTGGGGGCGGGGCCGAGTCCTGATGGAGACGTTTTGTTGCCATGGTCATCCGATCCCATGCGCCGTTCGGTGGTTTGGTGGGGGTCAGGTTTGAGGCGACGGTTGGGGGCCGGCGGTTGGAGATTCGCCATGTGTGGGATGCGGAGATGCTCCAGCATCGGGTTGACCGCAAGTTTGTGGTTGACAGCAGTGCTTGAATGTGGTTGAATAGGGGCATGGAAGCAACCACCACCACCACCACCACCAACGACATCACGCGTGGAGAGTTGATCGCACTGGCGGTCGAGCACGCAGCCATAGCGGGGGATCACACGCTTACGGTCGACGATCTGTCCGCCGAGGTCGACACGTTCTACCGCATCCCGAAATGTGACTTCGATCCCGCCTGGGTCATCGACCGCCCGATCGTCGAGGTCGAGGTCGGCTGCGAGGTCCTCCTCGCCGAGGGCGCCCCGGAGAACGGCGGCCCCGGCAGGCTGATGGACGACATCGCCGCCGCCGCCGGCTTCGAGGCGTGGCTTAGCGACTGACAGCGGTTTGTGGGGTCGGGGTCCAGCCCCGGCCCTCCCCCCGCACGGGGCCGGCAGTTGTGTGGTTTACCTAGGGAGAACGTGATGAGAAGTGAAGAGATTGTTCGTGCGCTTGTGGAGCGCTTGGATGAGCTGTTGGAGGAGCGGCGGGAGTCCGGCGGCGGGAGTCCGGCGCTCAGGATCCTGGCGTCCGAGTTGGATGAGGCGGAGGCCACCATCGAGAGTCTTCGTGCCGATCTCGCTTTCGAGCGGGATCACGGGAGCGGTTGCGAGGCTGCTGCGCTGCGCAAGCAGGTCGCCAATCAGAAGGCCACCATTGCCGAGCTAGGCAACGAGATCAGGAGGGTGGAGGCGGCACTAGCACGATTGTACGAGTCGGAGGGGCGATATCGGAACCAGGTGGCAGCACTCAGAAACGTCGTCAAGGCAGGCGCGCTTTGGGGCGGAAAGGAAAACGGCCCCGGGGCGCCTGCACCCTGAGCGGGTGGTTGGCGGGTAGCATCGGTGCATGGCTGAAAGTTTCTCGGCGGCTGCCGCTAACGCGATCTTGGACGCACACATCGCGGCGTACCCGTGGATCCAGCTGCACACGGGGGCCCCGGGGGCCGCCGGCACGACCGCTGTCGCGGGGAACACAACCCGGAAAGACACGACGTCGAGTTGGGCTGCTGCGACCGGTGGTGTCGCGACGTCGGATGTTGTGATTTCGTGGACCGAGGGTGAGGTCGACACGACTGAGGATTACACGCACTACAGCCTGTGGTCCGCTAGCACCGCCGGGAATTTCGGGTCGTCGGGGACGATCATCGCGAACAGCGTGAACGCGTCTGGTGACACGTTCGAGATCTCGACCGGGTTCACGCTCACGATGACTATCGCTAGCTAGGCGGCGGCGTGACTGTCACGCTCGCCGCGTCCGATTCCGATCAGGGTTCGGGGCAACGCACTCTCGACCTGACCGGGGTGGCCGAGGGTGACCTCATCATCGTGATCGGGGTCCATCGCACTTCGACCCAGTCGACCACCCTGTCCGGGACTGGGTGGACTGAGACGCTCGTCGAGACTGAGATCTCGGATGGCGATTGGCGCCGTGCGATCGTCGTGGCGTGGAAGATCGCCGATGCCAGCCCGGCCACGTCGTACACGTTCCAGTGGTCGGGTTCTCCGACCACTGTCGCTCTCGGCATGGTGTTCCACGACTCGTTGGGTGGGACGTGGGGTTCTGACGGTGTCGACCAGGCCGACAACGGGACTACCGAGGGGCAGTCGATTGCGGCTCCGACTGGTGATGCGAACGCCAATGCCGATGGGGTGGCGATCGGTGGGATAGTCCTCAAGTCGGGTGAGCCGGACCCGGCGACGGAGGTTGACCCGGACGCTGGCTACACCACCGGGCCCGGCGACAGGTCCGGGACCGGTCAGTTCGACCTCGAGGGTGTCTCGGCCTACGAAATTTTGACGGCGACTGGGACGCAGACGACTGGGTTCGATTGGTCGGATTCGGCGGTCGATACGGTCGGCACGTTGCAGACGCAGGTGTGGTCGCTCACGCCTTCGGGGGTGACTGGCACCGCGGCGGGTGTGCTCGGTGGGGTGACCGGTACGGGGTCAGGGGTCCGTGGTGTGACCGGCGCGGCGGCGGGTGTGCTCGGTGGGGTGACCGGGGATGCCGCTGGTGTCCGTGCAGGTTCGGGTTTGGCGGCGGGTGTTTTCGGTGGTGTGACCGGGTCGGCTGCGGGTGTGAGGTTCGGGCCGGGGGTTGGGGCGGGTGTCCTCGGCGGGGTGGCCGGGGAAGCGGCGGGGGTGAGGCGGGTCCTTGCCGCCGGGGCCGGTGTTCTTGGTGGTGTTTCGGGTGTGGCGCCTGGTGTCCGGGGTGTGGCCGGGACGGCGTCGGGCGCGTTCGGTGGGGTGGCGGGCGCCGCGGTTGGGGTGAGGTTCGGGCCGGGTTCGGCGTCGGGTGTGCTTGGCGGGGTGGCGGGCGCCGGCTCCGGTGTGAGGTCTGTTATCGGGTCGGGCGCTGGTGTGTTCGGCGGGCTGGTCGGGGCGGGCGCGGGTGTTCGTGGTGTGGCCGGAGCGGCTGCGGGGGTGTTCGGCGGGCTGGTCGGCGCGGCGGCAGGGGCGGCGGGGCAAGAACCGGCGTCGGTGGTCGCTGTCGTGACGTCGGCCGGGCAGGTCGCGAGAGTGACCTCCGCCGGGGTCGAGGCGGCGGTGTCGTCTGCCGGGGTCCGAGCACGCGTATCCTCATGACATGGACGACCTGATCGAAAGGCTTATCCCTGACTTTGTGGAGATGAAGTTCTCGACCGAGTTGATCCGGGAGATGGGCGATGAGTGGAGCGGACCGGTGCAAATCAGGGTTTACCAAGGCCCGGTCGGGTGGCAGTTGGTCACGAGACCTGCGGATTGCTGTGATGGCAGCTGATGAGAGTCTTTGGTGTTGTGTCGGGCTGGACTCGGAATGTTTCTGCCCGCCCGGGTGCGACTGTCGATGCGACTTGTGCGTTTGCGGCGGCGGCTGATGGCTGCTGATCCGACATACACGCGACACGACATGGAGATCAGCGCGGGCGACGACATCGATATCGAGGTGACAATCCAAACGAAGGCCGGTGTGGCTATTGATATCACCGGGTGGACGTTCCTCACACAGATGCGGCGGGCGGGGGTGCTGGTAGCGACGGGGGCTGCGGCGATCGTGACCGCCGCCGCCGGGACCGTGTCGATCGCGTTCGATTCGGCCGACACAACCGGGCTGTCCGGCGCGTACGACTGGGAGCTCCAGGTCACGACCGACACGAGCAGGGTGTCGTCACCGATGCGTGGCGTGGTCCGCGTCCGGACCGACGTCGCGTTCGTCTGATGGGCAACCGCCCGAAGAACCCGGAGCTGCGTGAGGGGCACGCGAACGAGGGGACCGCCCTCGAACGGTCGAAACCCTCCGGGCGGACCGTGAAAGCGAAAGCGCCCCGTTGCCCTGCGACGATCACATCGAAAGCGGGGCGGAAGATGTGGAGAGAGATCTGGGCGCTCGGCGCGTCGGTCTACGTCGAAGGTCGAGATCGGATCGTGATTGCGAGGTATGTCGAGTTGCAAGAGCGGCGGACCGTGATCCTCGACGAGATTGGGGAGTGGACGTCGGTCGGGTCGAACGGGCAGGTCGTGCTCCACCCGCTCGCACGGATGCTCTCAACGCTCGAAGCGCAGCTGGTCCCGCTCGAGGACCGCTTGGGCCTATCCCCGGAGGCGGGGCTCCGGTTGGGGATCACAGCGGTCGAGCACCAATCGAAGCTGCAGGCGTTCATCAAGGGGGACACGTGAGCGTGAGCGAGGTTCATAAGATGGCGGTGCTTGGGTGGCGTGGCCGGACAGCGGTGTTCGGATGCGGCCAATGCGGGCGCCTCGTCGAGGTCGACACGGGGGCTCCGCACACCTGGGGGGACACGGGCACGATGACCGTCGTTGACGAGGGCTGGGCCCCGGACGCGTCCCACCGGGGTTCCGCAATCCAGGGGATCGATGTCGATGACCAGGACTGACGGGCCGCGCGTCGCACGGTTCTTCCGCACGTTCCTCACGCTGAACGGTTCGTTCGCCGGGCGCCCGTTCGAGCCGCTCCCGTGGGTCGAGGAAATCCTCGGCGAGATCTACGAGCTCGACGAGAACGGCCGGCGCCGTGTCCGCACCTACCTGCTCGGCGTCCCCCGCAAGTCGGCGAAGTCGACGATCGCCGCGGGTATCGGCGTGTATCAGCTGATAGCCGATCAGACCGACCAGGCCCCGCAAATCGTCGGCGCCGCCGGTGACCGGGCTCAGGCCCGTCTCGTGTTCGACATGGCCGCCGGGATGATCCAGGCGTCGCCGGATCTCTCCGAGGTTTGCACCGTCCAACGAAACGTCATCCGGAACAACGAAACCGGCGGCACCTACCGTGTTGTCTCAGCGGACGCAGGGTTGGCTCACGGTCTGAACCCGAGCACGACGATCGTCGACGAATATCATGTGCATCGCACCGCGGATCTGTTCGTTGCGCTCACTTCGGGTTCGGCGATGCGGGACCAGCCGCTCACCCTGGTGATCTCGACGGCGGGCCATGACCTCGAATCGCCGCTCGGTCTGATGTACCGGTACGGCCGCCAGGTCGAGGCCGGCGAGATCGACGACCCGAGTTTCGGGTTCAGGTGGTACGGTCCGCCCGAGGGCGCGGACATCGACCCCGACGATGAGGCGTTGTGGGCCGAGTACAACCCGTCGTTTGCTCTGATGAACTTGGCCGAGTTCCGTTCGGCGCGGCTGCACATGCCCGAGTCGGAGTTCGTTCGCTACCGTTTGAACGGGTGGACGGCCTCGGCGGACGCGTGGTTTCCCGCTGGGGTGTGGGACCGGCTCACCGACGGGGACAAGGGGCTTGAGGCGGGGGACCGGGTTGTGGTCGGGTTCGACGGTTCGTTTGGTGGTGACGCCACCGCCCTCGTGGCCGTGCGGATCGCAGATCTGCACGTCGAGCGGGTCGGCCTGTGGGAACGGCCCGACGGCGATCGTGGGAAAGGGTGGCGGGTTCCCGTCGCCGAGGTCGAGGAACGCATCCGCGAGATCTGCTCATGGCTCACGGTGCAAGAAGTTGTCGCTGACCCCTATTTTTTTCAGGTCTCGCTGCAGAAGCTTGAGGAGGAGGGGTTCCCGATCGTGGAGTTCCCCACGAACGGGATCAGGATGGCGGGGCCGACGAAGACGTTTTTTGATGCGGTGATGGACGGCGAGCTCACCCACAACGGCGACCCGGCGATGGCCCGCCATGTCGCGAACACCCAACTCAAACAGGACGCGAGAGGGAGCCGGATCGGGAAGGAACACAAGTCGTCGACCCGTCACATCGACTTGACGGTCGCGGCGGTGATCGCGGTGGCTAGGGCGCGGGCGTGGCGTGAGCAGGAACCCGAACGCGAGCCGACGATCATGGTTCTCCGATGACAGCGTTGGTCGTCGCCTCGGTAGTGGCCGGCGCTGCGCTCATCGTCGCTGGTGTGGCTATGGTGTCGGTCCCCGCTGCTATGGTCATCGCCGGTTTGATGTTGTTGCGGGTCGGGTGGACCGCCGCAGACGGCTACCGGAAGGTAACCTCGGATCATGCCGGCGGCTGATTTCCTCTCACGCGTCCTTGATGTGCGTGGCGTCGCGCGTGCCGCTGGCGACCCGATCACCCCCGACAGTTTCGGGCGCGGTCTCGACCTGTTCGGGCGGCGCACGAAGTCGGGTGTGTCGGTCACCGAAGAGAACGCGATCGGGATCTCGACCGTGTTCATCTGCGCGAGGATCATCAACGACATGATCTCGACGCTCCCTTCGGGGACGTTCCGGAGGCGTGGCGGGTTCCGTGAGGAGATCCCCACACCGTCGTGGATCGCGGACCCTGGGCGCCTGTCGCAGGTCCAGCTCATCGGGCAGATCATCATGAGCCTGCTGCTGTGGGGGAACGGGTACGTCGTCACCCTCCGACAGGACGGGCGGATCATCGGGCTCGACATCCTCGACCCTGCGAAAGTCACCGTGAACGGCAACGGCACGTTCACCGTGCAACTCGGCGACGGGACCACGGCCACGGTCGGCCCGGAGACCATCGCTCACATCACATGGCTCATGCTCCCCGGCAGGAACGTCGGACTGTCGCCGGTCGGGGCTATGCGCGAAACCCTCGGCCTAGCGAAAGCATCCACGGAGTACGGGGCCAGCTTCTTCGGGTCGGGAGCGGTCCCCGGCGCAGTCATTTCGTCGCCCTCGTCGATGTCTGATACCGCCGCCCGGCTGTTCATCGACACCTGGAAGTCGCTGCATCAGGGTGTCGATAACGCTCAGTCGGTCGCTTTGTTGACCGAGGGAGCAACCCTCGACACCGTCAGCATCTCCGCGAAAGACTCGCAGTTCCTCGAGACGAGACGGTTCGGCGCAGCGGAGATCGGCGCCATGTTCGGGGTCCCGCTGTGGCTCCTGAACATGGAAGGCCCGCAGTTCGGGGACACGATCTCCGAGCAGGGCACGGCGCTCGTGACGCACACCGCACGCCCGCACATTGTCCGCCTCGACGCGCTGTTCACCAGGCTGATGATGACCGACGGGCACGGCCCGGACGTGTTCTTCAAGCTTGTCGTTGACGGGTTGATGAGGGGCGATTTCACGCAACGGTTCGCGACGTACAATTCCGGGATCACGGTCGGGATGCTCACGATTAACGAGGCCCGGGCGTTGGAAGACTTGCCGCCGGTCCCGTGGGGCGACAAACCAATATCTGTGCAGGTCCAAGAGGGCGCCGGCGGCGACCCCGAACCCGAAGATGAGGAGATCACCGAATGACTCAGTGGCCGATCTACCGTGCCGGCGCAGACGACGACATCAACGCGGACGGTCGCGTGTTGTCCGGGTTCGCCGCCCGTTTCGACCGGGTTTACGACCTCGGGCCGTGGACCGAACGCGTTCACCGCTCGGCGTTCAACAAGACGATCCAGGAGCAGGACGTGGGAGCGTTGTTCAACCATGACGCTAACCAGGTCCTTGGGCGCATGTCGAATGGGACGCTTCGGCTGAACGCCACGAGCACCGGTTTGCGCTACGAGATCGATCTGCCCGAAACGGCGCTTGGTGATGAGATCCGGGCGTTGGTGGACCGCGGCGACCTCGGCGGATCCAGCTTCGCCGGCCGCGTCATGGAGTCCTCGTTCGACGAGTCACAGGACCCACCGGTCGAAACGCTGCGCCAGGTGAGCCTCCGCGATGTCGGCCCGGTCATGTTCCCCGCCTACGACGGCACAACCCCCCAGTTGCGGGCCGAACGCCTCGAAGTGTTGTCCCGCGACCTCGGTGTCCCGCTCGACGTGATCACCCGCGCCGCGAACGAGGGCGGCCTGTCCGATATCCTCGGGGGTAAGCCGCCGGCCGATCGGACACCCGCACCCGCACCGGGTCGCAGAAAGTTCGATCACCTGGCCCGCTGACACGGCCGCACACGCACCGTTTCGGAACCTGAACCAGGAACCCTGAACGGAGCAAACCATGTCGCATCTGCGGCTCAAGAAACGAATGGATGAGCGGCTGAAGGCGCAACTAGCGTTGCGTGCGCTCTACGACGAAGCCGGCGACGCCGAGCTGTCAGCTGACCAGAAGAACACCGAGGCCACCCTTTCCGAGACGATCACTCGGGCGCAGGACGACGAGGTCGCCGCGCTCGAAGAGATCGAACGCCAGGCGAAACTCGACGAAATGTACGAGCAGACCGGGCTCGGTAGGGCGTCCGCCGGCGGCGAAAACGCCACACGCGACAAGCAAGACGACGACCAGCCGACCGTCGACCGGAAGTTCCGCGAGATTCTCCGGTCGGTCGGGCTCGGCGAATCCGCCGGTGTCCAGCGTGTCGACTTCGGTGCGGGGTTCGACATCCAGCGTGACGACGTCGCGCTCGTGGCGGGGACCGCCACGGATGGTGCGGAGCTAGTCGAAACCGAGCTCGACCGCACCCTCGTCGATTATCTCCAAGAAAGCATCGGAGCGATGCGGGCCGGCGCCCGGATCATTCCGACGACCAGCGGGAACCCGATCACGATCCCGACCGTTGTGTCGCATTCGACGATCACCGTCGAGGGTGAGACCGACACCATAGCGAGGAGTGCCCCCCAGTTCTCGACCGTGAGCCTGGGCGCGTTCAAGTACGCCGTGCTGGTGCAGGCGTCGCGGGAGCTGCTCGAGGATGCTGCGTTCCCGATCGTGCCGTTCGTGATCGAGCAGGCAACCGAAGAGATCGGCCGCCAAGCCGGCACCGATTTCATCACCGGCGCGGGGACCACGGTCCCGTTCGGGATCGACACCGCGACGACCAACACGGACACCTCGGCCGCTATCGATACGTGGACTGGCGACGAGCTGATCGACGTCTTCCATGGCATCGTCGGCCCGTACCGGATGAACGCCCAATGGATCATGCGCGATTCCACGGTCCAGGACATCCGCAAGAAGAAAGACTCGACCGGCCAGTACTTGTGGCAGCCGGGTTTGACCGCTGGTGTGCCGGACATGCTGTTGGGTAAGCCGGTCGTGACGGATAACGCGGTCGCCGCGTTGGGCACGGGTAACGCTTCGCTGATCTTCGGGGACATGCGCCGTGCTTACGCTATTCGCACGGTGAACGGGCTCGATATCGCGAGGTCCGACGACTTCGCGTTTGACACGGATTTAGTGACCTGGCGGTTCGTCGCCAGGATGGACGGGAACCTGATCGATGAGCGGGCCGTCATCATCGGGAGTAACGCCTGATGGGCGCCCGGTCCGACACCACCTACCCGGGGAACCGGACGTTCGTCGACCGTGATGGCACGATGCACGCCGAGGGGATTACCTTCGATGTCGTCGTTCACACGGTCGACGCGACACTCACCGAGGACGACTCGGGGAAGATCCATGTCGCTGGGGCGGTCGATCTCGTGTTCACGCTCCCGGCCACCCAGGCCGGACTCGTGTTCCAGTTCGTCGTTTCGACGGTGTCCGCTACGACCGGCGCGAGCATTTCGCCGGCCGCCGCGGACCAGATCATCGGGAACGGTTTCACCGCCGCCGATGACAAGGACGCGATCAACACCGCAGCGACCGACGCCGCAGGCGACGCGATGACCGTCGTCGGGAACGGCACCACCGGCTGGTTGATCACGAACACGGTCGGAACCTGGGCCCGCGAAGCCTGATGGGCGATTACACGACGGTCGCCGCGGTCCGAGAGTTGCAGGGGATGGCCGACACCGCGCTATTCCCCGACGCCCTCGTGGCCGCGGCGATCGATCGTGTCGAAACCCGCGTCGACGACTACACCGCCACCAGCTGGGTCCACAAGACGTTCACGGTCACGGTCACGGGAACCGGCGCAGCGTGGCTGCGACTCACCCGCGACGACTTCACCCGGGTCCTCTACCCGCGCACGCTGACCTCGGTCACGGTCGACGGGTCTGTGGTGGCAGACACGTCAGGGTGGTCGCTCGACCCGCTCGGAATCATCCGACGCGATTCCGGCGTGTTCACGTTCACGGTCCCGGGTTTCAATGTGACCGTCGCGGGGACCGCCGGTCGCACCGCTACGGCACCGGACGACATCGTTCACGCCGTCGAGGTGTGGGCCCGGCAGATACTCCTCGACGGAATCTCCCGGGTCGAGCGCCGGGCGACGTCGATCCAGAACGACTACGGCACCATCGGGCTGAGCCAGCCCGGCAGGAAGTACCCCAGCGGGATCCGTGAAGTTGACGCGATTTTGACTGACCGTTCCGACAACCATCCGGCGGTCGCCTGATGGCCGGGACCGTTATCCCTTCGGTGCGGGCGGCGATCGTCGACCTGCTCGGCCCGCTCGTCTCGCCCGTCCCCGTTAGCTACGGCCACCCAGGCGACCTCGGCCAAACCGCCCACGTGTGGCTCGGATCCGCTAGGAACGTCGGATCCGAATCCACCCAAGACGTCGCGTCGATGCGCGCATCCCGCAACCGCCGCCGCGAAACCATCTCGACCGAACTCGTAATCGAGGTCACTTCCGAACCGACCGCCCGCAAAGCCGAAGCGAAAGCGGCCGAGATCGGGACCGTGTTCGAGGAAATGGTCGCAGACGACGACACCCTCGGCGGCGTCGAGAACCTCCTGTTCTCGATCATTACCGACGTCGAGCTCGACACGACCGAAACCGGGACTGGAGCGAGGTCTGTCATGACGTTCACGCTCACCGCTGTAGGAGACCTGCTATGACCCGATCAGACACATTTCCCACACGCTTCCGGTACATCGGCGGGTTCGACGCCATCGACGTTCGTGCCGGCGGCGACTGGGTCACCGCGACCCGTGATGACATCGTCACCGTCACCGGCGCACAATTCGACGCGTTCCGAACAGCCGCGGACTTTGTTCAGGTCGACGCCGAAGGCAACCCCATCAAGGCCAAACCCAAGCCCCGCGGCCGAGGCCGCGGCGAACGCACCGAAACCCAGGAGTCCTGACCGATGGCATCCCTTCTCGACACAGCGATCCTCCTCGGCGCCGAATCCACCTACGGCACCCCAGCCACCCTCAGCCGCGCCTACGAAGGCCAGATCGACGCGGCGAAACGGGTTCAAGAGGTTCTTGAATCGGTGGGGTTCCGTGGCGGGATGGACACCGCCCGCTCAGACCGCCGCATCCAGATCAACATGGGCGGCGAAGGATCCCTCGAGTTCGACCTCCAGAACAAGGGTTTCGGGCTTTTGTTGCAGGCGATGCTCGGCACGTCGTCCGGTCCGACGCAGGTCGGAGCGACAACCGCGTATGAGACGACCGCGACCACCTCCAGTGCGGCTCCGACCACGAGCTACACCGTGCAAATGCAGAGGGTCGCTGTCGACGGGACAACCATCCAGCACACCTACCACGGTGGCGTCATCACCGGCTGGACGATCGCCCAGACCGTCGGTGACCTGCTCAAGGTCACACTCCCCTTCGACTACGAGGACAGTGACACCACGACCGGGGCGGGGACCGTCACCTACCCAGCGTCCACAACCCCGTTCCATTGGGGGCAGATGGTCTGCACCGTGAACTCCGTAGCGACCGACGTCACCGACTTCTCGGTCACCGAAACCCTCGGGTTCAAAACCGACCGCAGGTTCCTCCGCGGGTCCGTCCTCAAGAAACAACCGATCCGGAACGCAGTCCCAGCCATCACCGGGTCCATCTCGCTCGAGTACACCGACGACACCGAATACGACTTGTGGACGGCCGGGACCATTTTCCCGATCACCGCAGTGTGGACCGGCGCCGAAATCGAAGCCGGCCACAACTTTTCGCTGACGATGACGCTCCCCGCGTGCCAGTTCGACGGCGACTCGCCCGTGGCGAACCTCGCTGATGTGCCCACGTTGACGATGCCGTTCAAGGCCCTCGACGACGGCACCGACCCCGCCGTTTCGATCGTCTACAAGAGCACGGACACCGCGCTCTGATGGCGGCGAAGACGCCGGCGCCGACTGAGCTTCACTTCATCCGAGCGGAGGGAGCGAGGGAGCTGCGCAAGGCGCTGAGACGCGCCGGCCGCGAGGATCTTCGCCAAGCGGTCAAGGCAGCGCACATCGAGATCGCCGAAATCGTCGCCGAGGAAGCAAAACGCAGGGCGCCGGTCGGGAAGACCGGTGACCTCCAGAAGGCCATCAAGGGCAGAGGCACGTTGGCCGAGGCCCGCGTCAACTACGGCAAGAAAACGGTCCCGTACGCCGCCCCGATCCATTGGGGTTGGCCCAAACGCAACATCGAACCAGCGCTCTACGTGTCCACCGCGGTCGAGGACAAGATGCCCGAGGTCCGCAAGATCTTTGATTCACGCATGGCAGACATCACCAAAGCTTTCAACGAAGGGCCATCTATCACATGACCGATACCGCTGCCGCCGAGGATGGGGCGCTGTTCGAACGGGCGATCGAGGGTCTCAGCCTTGGTGAGGCCGCCGAGCTCGAACGGCATTCTGAGATCCCGATCGATGAGATGACCGCTCCGGGGAAACCGAAGATGCTGGTCATCATCGGGCTCGTGACCGTGCTCCGCCGCCGCGACGAGCCAGGGTTCACGTTCGACCAGGCCGCGGAGATCAAGTTGTCGGATCTCGAATCTGAACTCGCTGGTTTGGTGCCCGAGGACCCTACCGGCGGCGGTCCCGGGTGATGGCGCTGCGGGTCGAGCTTGTCGCGCGTGCAGGTCTCGGGTGGGAAGAGGCAGGCCGCATGACGTTCGCGGAGGCCGCCGCGGTGTTGGGTCGCGTCGATGAACTCGAACGGGCTAGGGCAGGCTGATGGCACCGCCGCTCGTCGTCCGCATCCTCGGTGACGCGAAAAAATTTACGCAGACGATGGACGGCGTCGAATCGCGGATCGGGTCGTTCGCGGTCAAAGCAGGGAAGGTCGGGTTGGCGGGCGGAGCGGCGTTCGCTACGGCTTCGGCCGGCGCGGCGACCGGGCTCTTCAAGCTCGGCGAGAGTTTCGATGAGGCTTTCGACACGATCCGTGTCGGGACGGGCGCGACGGGTGAGGCGTTCGGTGGCCTCCAGGACGATTTCCGGGGTGTTCTCACGTCGGTGCCGACCGATTTCGGGGAGGCGGCGGGCGCTGTCGCCGATTTGAACACCAGGTTGGGGTTGACCGGCCAACCGCTCCAGGACCTCGCGACCGATTTCATTCAACTGGGCAAGGTGACGGGGTCCGACACCGCCGGGAACGTCGACCGTCTCACGAGGGTGTTCGGCGACTGGGGCGTCTCCGTTGACCAGCAGTCACCCACCCTCGACAAGCTGTTCCGGGCGTCGCAGAACTCCGGGATCGGGATCGACGAACTCGGCACCTCGCTAGTGCAGTTCGGGGCGCCGCTCCGGAACCTCGGGTTCGGCCTCGACGAATCCTCAGCGCTTCTCTCCGTGTTCAATAAGACCGGTGTCAACACTGAAGGTGTCGTCGCCGGCCTGAAGATCGGGGTCGGGACGCTAGCGAAAGCTGGTGAGGATGTCCCCACAACATTCCGCAGGGTCGTCGACGAGATCACCGAACTCGGCCCGGGGACCGACGCGACCCGCAAAGCAATCGAACTGTTCGGCCAGCGCGCCGGCCCCGATCTCGCGGACGCGATCGCCGGCGGGAAGTTCGAGCTCGACGAGATGCTCGCCGCTATCCAGGGCGGTTCAGAAACGATCGACGCCGCCGAAGGCGACACCCGATCCTTCGGCGAGCAGTGGACCCTCTTCAAGAACAACGTTCTTGTCAAGTTGGAGCCGCTCGCCACCAGGGTCTTCGCGAAGATGGGCGAGATCATGGAAACCCTTCTCCCGAAGGTCGACCCGTTTTTCGCTCGGGTCGGGGAGGTCACAGATTCGGTCCTTCCACGGTTCCAGGCGGTCTGGGATGGGCTCGTGCCGGTGCTTCAGGTCCAGGTCCCGCAGGCGGTCGGCGCAGTGGGGACCGCGGTCGGGCTCATCGCTGGGATCGCCGAGGAAGTCGCCGCCCGAGCCCAGCCGTTCATCAGGTTCCTCGGGTTCCTCATCGACCACAGGGATGAGGTGGTCGGGGCGCTCACCGCGTTCGCTGTCGTCCAAACAGCGATTCTGATCCCATCGGTCATCGCCTCCACTGCGGCGTGGATAGCGAACGCTGTCGCTGTCGTCGTCGCGACAGCCCCGTTCATCGCCGCGGCGGTCGTCATCGGCGGCCTCGGCGTCCTCGTCGTGAAACTCTGGAAGAGCAACGAAACGTTCCGCAAAATCGTCCTAAAGGTTAAGGATGTGGTGTGGGACATCGTGCGCGGCGCGCTCCCAGCGATGGTCGCGGTGTTCGACGCGGCCAGAGAAGCCGTCAAGAAAGTCGCAGGGTGGCTCGACACCGCGTGGGAGGCAATCAAGACAGGGATCGGCGCCGTGCAAGATTTGATCGGATGGCTCGGCGAACTCAACACGAAAATCACCGGCGTCGGGTTGGAGATCGTCGGGTTCTTCACCGGGATACCGGGCGAGATTCTTGGTGCCGTTCAGTCGTGGGTTGACGCTGGGGTCGCTCTCGGGGGGGCGGTTCTCGACGGAATCAAAGCGGGGCTTTCGGCTGTGAGCGGGTTCGCTGGTGGCGTCGCTTCGGCGATCTGGGACGCGGTGAAAGCAGGGATGAACGCGCAGGTGATCGACCCGCTCAACGCGGCGATCCCGAATAGTTTGGGGATCGGCCCGTTCGCGATTGATCTGCCCGACGCTCCGGTTCCTCGGTTGGCGATGGGCGGCACGGTCGGCGGGGTCGTTGATGTCGGCGAGAGAGGCCGCGAACGTGTCCTGCTCCCCGCCGGGTCGAGGGTGGTCCCGAACCATCAGCTTGACCCGGTCGGCTCGATTGTCGTGAACGTCACGTCACCATCGGACCCCAGGCGGATCGCACGCGAAGTCGCGTGGGCGATCCGTACGTCTGGTAGGGCATGATGGTCCCAGGCGACACGGTCACGGAAGACTGGGACCTCGAGTTCGGGGGTCTCGCTCTCGGGGAGGGCACCCCGTTCTTGGTCGCGCTCGTCGAAGGGCTCGCAGATCTCCCGGCCGTGCGGTCCGGAGACCAGACCCTGCTCCGCACTGATGGCCTGTGGGCTGGCGAAGATTTTCTCGGGGGGCGGACCATCACGATCTCCGTCGAGGTCGACCAGCGGACCACGACCACCGCGTTCGATCAGCTGGCCGCGGCGTTCGTGCCAGGCCAGGCGGAACAGCCGTTGGTCATGCAGATCCCGAGGGTCGCCGGCGGAACGAAGGTCCGCGTTAACGCCCGTGCCCGGCGCCGTTCCGCGCCAATCAACCTTGAGTGGCTTTACGATCTGCCGGTGATCGTCGTCGAGCTCGACGCGACCGACCCCCGAATCTACGCCGACACCCCGACCTCGGTCTCGGGGCTCGGCCTCGCCGCCGCTACCGGGGGGCTCACATGGCCGCTCACCTGGCCGCTTGACTGGGGGACGTTCAACTCGGGGACGTTCACGGCGTTCAACGGCGGCAACTACGCCACCCCGGTGGCCTTCACGTTCTCTGGGCCGCTCGAACGGCCACGCGTGGAGAACCTCACCCAATCGCGAACCCTCGAATTCGACGTGAGTTTGGCCGCCGGCGACACCCTGGTGGTCGACACCGGCGCCAGGACCGCGCTGGTCGGGGGGACCGCGTCACGTTCCGGCACAATGACCGCTGGCTCGGAATGGTTCCTTCTCGGGGCCGGCACCGAAACGATACGATTCGCGGCGAACTCGGGAACGGGCACCTTGGCCGCGGAATGGAGATCAGCATGGATATGAGACAACGGGTCGGGCAGGTCCCCGCGCCCGACTGGCAGCGCGTCACCCCGGAGCCGCCCGGCGACTGGGCGCCTGACCAGGAGCCCACCTCATGACCGTGACCGCCGCCAGCCTGCACATCACCTCCGCCGGGGCGACCGCTCAATCCGTCCGCCGGTTCTACGCCGCGCTGTTCGACGGCCGCCAAGGCATCGCCACGGCCACCGACCTCGCGGTGACCGAGAACGGCACCCCAGACATGAGTGTCGACGTCGCGGCCGGGGCGTGTCTCATCACCGGCGACGAATCCTCCAGCCAGGGTGCGTACTGGGTCGACAACATCGGCACCCTCAACGTCACGATCACAGCCGCGGACGCGACGAACCCCCGAAAGGATCTGATCGTCGCGAAGGTCCAGGACTCCGATTTCTCCGGCGCGACCGATGCAGGGTCGATCGTCGCGGTCGCCGGGACCCCCGCGGGGTCACCGGCCGAGCCGGCGGTCCCCGACAACGCCATCGTCCTCGCGATGGTCGACGTCGCGGCGAACGAAACCGCGATCGAAGACGCCCACATCACCGACCGGCGGACGTCGACGACCGGCCAAGACCGCCTCGCCGCCACCGGTGGGATCGTCGTCGCAGCGTCAACCGCGCAGCTCCCCACGTCCCCGACCGAAGGCCTTATCGCGTGGCAGTCGGACACGAACCAGCTGTTCGGCTACAACGGTTCAGCGTGGGTCAACATCATCCAACCCGAATGGCAGGCGTGGACCCCAGACTGGTTCATCGAGCCGTCGACCGCGCAGCCGCACACCGTGTCCGTCGCACGGTACATGCTGGCCGGGGACATGTGCACCGCGACCTGGCGGCTCGTCGCGACCACCGCGAAAACGGTCGGGCAACACGCGATCGAGCTGCCGTTCACGATGCGATCCACCTACGGCCCGGTCCAGAACTTCCCCATTGGCGTCGGCGGGTTCGAGTCGACCGCGGACACATTCGGGGTCATGGCACCCGAACCTGCGGGGTCGTCGCTTCGTGCGGTGCTCGTCGAAACAGACGGAACGGTCAACTCAGACAACACGACGATTGGCGACGAGTTCACCGGGACCGTCAGCTACGAGATCGCCTGATGGGCGAGTGGACCGCTTGGGTCTCCGACGGGGCCGGCACCCCCGGCGTCAGGACCGGGTCGATGCAAGTCGTCACGCTCGGCTGGTCGCAGGAAATCAACGCACACGACCAGATCACCGTCACAACCCCAGCATTCGGCGGGCACCCTGACATCGGAGCGCTTCAACCCGGCCGGTCACTCATCTGGGTTCTTTCCGACGGTGTCCCGATCACTGTGGGGTGGGTCACCGCCGCACAGATCGACGTGCCAGGCGAAACGGTCACGTGGACCGCGGTCGGGCCCATGGCCTATTTCGACCGGAGGATCATCACGACCGCCGTGACGCAGACCGCGGCCGATGTCCTCGACGTCGCACGCTCACTCATCACCGTCGCCCAGGCGAAACCGTCAGGGTCGATCGGGCTCGGGCTGGACACGACCACAGCCGGCGTCACACGAGACCTCGAGATCCTGGTGTCCGACCACGAGAAAGTCGGCGAAGTCTACGCGCGGCTGGCCGAAGAGGACGGATTCGATTGGCGCATCACCCCCAGATGGGTTGGGGACACGCTCACCGCGACCCTCGAACACGAACACCCCGCAGGCGGACAAGCAACCGGCCGCCCGATCACGCACGGCACCCAGATCGACATCACCTCAGCAGACTGGGACGGCACCGGCCTCGCCACCACGATCGTCGCTACCGGCGCAGGTTCCGGTGACACCACACCCACCGCCACCGCCACGATCGACCCAGGCGCAGGCCTGCTGACCGAGGATGTTGTGTCCGCCACCGATGTCGTCGACCCGTCCGTTCTCGGGCAGGTCGCAGCCCGTGTCGTCGCCCGCACCGCGACCGCGCCCGTCCGCCTGACCGGCCTCCTACGCCCGCACCCCGACGTCTCCGCCACCCAGCCCGCCACCGGCGAAATCGTCGACCTGACCGCCGACCTCGGACCCGTCCAGATCGCAGACACCCGATACCGCGTCGTCGCCAAAACCGTGGCCGTCGACCAGGCAGGCACCGAGCTCACCACCCTGGACCTCGTCGAAGCCGGAAGGTTCGTCTGAATGCCCGACCCGAACCGCCGGCCCGATTTGGGTCGCGACCTCGCCGACCTCCGCCGCCGGATCGAGAACCTTGAGCGACGGAACCAGTTGACTCGCGCCCAGGCCGACATCGATGGGGTCACGGTCCTCCGGGTCGACGCCGACGGGCTCGGCGCCCCGCACCAACACCTCCCGTGGATCGACTCGCAGACCCCACCACAAGAGATCATCTCCGCTGGGACGTTCACCGCTGCGTGGGAGACAACAATCCCGACACTCATCGCGCCACACGTCCGCTTCACGCTGTTGGCGACGTCGGCGGCGTCCGGCGCCGGCGACGTCCGCGTCACCCTCGGCTCAGCGACATCCGATTCCATCGCCGTTCCCGCCCTCGCTGTCGACCAGCTCCTCACCTGCGACTGGGCACACGGCGAACCCCTCGGCGGGCTGTTCGTCCCACTCAAGATCGAGGCCCGAGTGAACTCCGGGAACTCGCTCGTGTTTGATCTCCCGACCCCGGCCGAGCTCGGGAAATCCGCCACGGCCACATCAGGCGGGCTCTCTTAATCCGGACCTCGGCCGCGACCTTGCTTAGATCGCGAGGTGTGCGCCGCACCACCACGCCTGCCGGCCCCGGCCCCCGCCGAGCACCGGCTGGGGGAGGGACGCAGGGTCGCGTTGGGTGGCCTTCCTGACCGCCTCGACTCCGACACCGCGGGCGGCCGCCAAGTCCTCGATCGTCACGAGCGGTGCACCACACAGGCACACCGCTCGGTGACTGGTCACACGGCCTCGAACAGGAGGGAGCCGTAATGGTTCCACGAGGTGACGGTCTGGGCGAAAGCCGAGCGCCCGTCCCAGCTAGCGGCTTCGCTCCCAGCCAGCTGCCACGACACATCGTCCGCTTTGCCCCAGCGGGCGGTCTCCCGCTCGATGGCGGCCATGAGGCCGGAGCGTGCGCCTGCGGGGCTGGTGTAGCTCCGCTCGAAGACGACTTCCGTGGAGCCCTTGGCGAACTTCTGGGTGACTGTGATAGTGGTGTGGTTCCTCATGTGTCCCATACTACCGGACCGAGGCTGGGGTGTCAACCACAAACGTGGGTGGTCCGGTTCACGTCAACCACAATGGGGAACAGTGGATGTCGAGGTGAAACCGGAGGGACCCACCCCGGTTCCATGAGCAGACGGTCTGCTCGAAGGGTGTGCGTCCGTCCCATTCGGCGGCTTCCGCCACCGCCGCCCGATAGGCGGTGTCGTCCGCCTTGTCCCAAGTTTTGACCTCGCGCTCGAGCGCGTCGTTGACCGCTTTCTTAGCTTCAACGGGTGAGTCGTAGGCCCGCTCAGAGACAAGTGAGGTGCCACCGTCAGCGAACCGCTGGGTGACTGAAATCGTGATGGGCTGTTGGTTCATGTGTCCCATACTGCCGGGCCGCACACGACGCGTCAACCACACGCTTGGTAGGTGGTTTCACCTGCCGGTCCCGGGCGGACCTGCCCACGTAGAATGGGCGAGCGGGTACGATCATCTCCGGGCGGGACAATGGATACCAACGACATCATCAACGACATAAGGACGCGAATGGCCGTGTTAGAAACTCAGGTCACGCACGAGATCGGAGACCTCCGGGGTGGCCTGGAGGCCACCCGTGGCATCGCTGATCGGCTCGAGAAAGCCGTCGCTCGTCTCGAACTCGAAGCCGGCGCCCGGGTCATGTCCCGCCGCGAACGGACAACCGCATGGTCAGCGATGGGTGTCGCCGCTGTCTCCGGCGGGCTAGCGCTCTTCGAACGCCTCCTCGGCGCGATCTGAATGGGCATCATCACCCGGGAGGAATGGGGGTCCACCGGCCGCCGCGGCGGTTCCCCACTCAAAGGCCCGCTAGCCCCGGTCGTGATCCACACATGGGCCATGGCAGCGACCGGCCGCACACCGATGACCCAAGCGAAGGCCGCCTCATGGATGCAATCGGTCCAGGCCGGGCACCGGAACGCCCGCCGTTTCGCCGACATCGGCTACAACTTCTGTGTCGACCCTCATGGCCGGATTTTTGAGGGCCGCGGCTGGCTCCGTTCCGGGGCGCACACGATCGAGCTGAACCGTGCCGGGCACGGTCTGGCGCTCATGGGCCACGGGGACCAACAAGCAGCGACACCCGCACAATGGGACGCGCTCCGAAACCTCATCCTGACGGGGCAAGCCGCCGGCGCGATCTCGGAGGACTACACGGTCACGGGGCACCGCGACTGGCCAAGCTCGAAGGGCAAAACCTGCCCCGGGAACATGATCTACCCGCACATCCACAAACTCGACGCAGGGACCACGTTCATGACCGCCGCCGGCGAAAAACACTACCCCACCACCGCGGGCGACCGCGACCTTGTCCGCGGCGACACCGGCCCCGGCGTCCGGGTCCTCCAATGGGTGCTGAACACCCACTACAGCTCCGACCTTGCCCCCGACGGCGACTTCGGGCCGCTCACCGAAGCCGCCGTCCGCGCCGCCCAAAACAACGCAGGGCTCATCGTCACCGGCACCTGGGGCCACTACGCCGCCCTCGACACCTGGGCCTCACTCGACGACGCCCTGACCGCGGCCACCACATCGATCGACGAAGCAGCAACCGCGGTCAACGACGCAAAAGCCGACATCGCGTCAGCCAGGGCAAGAATCTCCGCCATCAACCAGGCCCAGGCCGGGTAGCCGCCAAATCTCGGAGAGCGGTGTCCGACAGCCGCCGGGTCTTGTCCGGGACCCGGCGGCGTAACGTCGACACCCAGCTCGTTCATGTTCCTTCTCCGAGTTCGGCGATGGCAATGTCAGCTTCGGCTTCCAACAGCGACTCGGGTCCGGAAGCGCGCCCGCCGCTGATGTCCCGATAGAACGGCTCCCGTTCGCCCTCGGGCAACGCTTCCTCCGCCGCCAAAAGAGCTTCGATCTGGTCGTGGGTCGCCATCGGAATGTCGCCCGCAGCGAGATCCTCCGCAGCGGCGAGAACATGCCAACGCACAATCGGTGGGATCTCGTCGAGCGCCTCCCAGTTCTTCGCCGCCATCCTCCGTCCGAACTCCGCTTTCGCGCTCCCGTCGAGGGTCGCCACAACGGTTTTGAGGCGGGCAAGGTCCGCCTCGGCAAGGGCCTCGTCATCGTCGGCTGTCTCCGCGACCGCCCGTTGTAAGGCAGGCTGCTCCCGCAGGTCCTCGATCTCACCTGGTGTGTAGGAGATCCCGGAGATCACATCGGGGAACAACCGCCGGCACAAAGCGCCTACCGCCCGCGCCCAGCACATATCCGCGGGATACTTTTGCCAGGGTGTCGGCGCACCCGAACTCGATTTCGCGATCGTGGTCACCCCGTCCGGAGCGACCTTGCACAACCCGGCCCGCTCGGCATCTTGGATGGAGAACACCGCTGTGTGTTCCTCGCCGGTGTCCGCACGTTTCCCGGTCACCTCGGCGCCCGTCAACGACGTCTCACCCGTGATCTGATGGCCGTGGGCCCGCACCGAAGCCAACATCGCTTCCGGGCGCATCGTCGCACGCCCGTCGATCACATGAATCTGTTGGCATGCGGTCACCGGGTCCCACCCGTGACGAACCCCCTGGATCGCTGCGACGAGAACGTTCGCGGGTTTCCCCCGGTAGGCCTTCGGGAGGATGTCAGCGTCGGCGAGCAACTCGGCGATCTGCCCGAGCTGGACCATCTCTGCGACTGCCATCTGCGGGCCGAGGCCGGAAACGACCGGCCGCGACGCAACCGCTTCGGGCTCGACTACAACCAAAGCTTTGTCGTTCATGCCTCACCACCCCCGAAGTCGGATTGTCGGGAACGCCAATCCTGTGCGCCGGGCGGTCGGGAGCTGGTCGTGGCCATCGTGCTCGGCGAGGTGCGATGTCATCTCGGCGATGGCCCCTTCCTCGGACCCGACGAACATCACAGGCTTGCACCCCGACGGGCACTCGATTAGGTACAACGCCGGACCGGTGGTAGCCGCAGCCGCCCGTTGTTCGACGATCCGGTCCAGGTTCGAGGCGGCGGCGGCCGCCGCGGCAAACGACCAGCCGACACCGATCTCGACGCCGGCAAGAGCGGCCGCCACCGCCCCGTCGTCGTCGAGCACCGTCCCGCCGCTGTCAATCAGCCGCCACGCCTCAAGATCGAAGAGAACGTCAAGATCGGCCCAGTCGGTCAGATCGACCGCATTGGGGTCGGTCATCAGCGCTTGGAGGACACTGACGTGACCTAAAGTCACATGCTTGGTTCGGTTCATGTCAACCACAATACGCCACATGCGACCAAATCGCAAGACACTTCTAGACATCGCCAGCCATAAACCGGTATGGTGGGCGGCATGTACCTCACAACTCACGAAGTCGCTCAACGGCTAGGCATATCCGCGATCAACTTGCAACGCAAACGTGCGACCGGGTCCGGGCCACCCTGGAAACGTTTCGGCCGATCCATCCGCTACGACGACGCCGCCCTCCGTGCATGGGAAGCCCAACAACCCGGCTCCGACCACCCCGACGCATCATGATCGTCGAAACCGAAATCAAAGTCACCGCCCAGGTCGACATCGACCAGCTCCGCACCTGGCTCGCCAACAACGGCTACGCCCGCACCCAGGCTGAGACACCGTCCGCTGGGGAGATCTGGGGGGCCAAGGGGCGCCCCAGCGTCAGGCTCCCGCTCGACCGCTACCCCGCCGGCGAACGCTCCACGATGGTCTCCTGGGCGATCGGCAGCCTCGCCTACCAGCGCTGTCTTCCCCCCGCCGAGATCGTCGCTCAAATCGCCGCCACCCACACCGCCATCGAGGAGCCGATGCTGTGAGCACCGGGGCATGGGCCTCTCTCCCGTGGGCGCCGGTCGCGCGACTCACCGCCCACATGACCTCGAAACAGGTCGGCGAGCAGACCGGCACGGCACCGGACACCATCAGAAAATATGCGGAACGCGGCGCCGTGCCCGTCCACGCAGGCGACCGGATCGCATGCGGCCTCGGCCTCCACCCTGCCCTCATCTGGGACGAATGGGAAACAACATGACCGGTACCCGGAGGGTCACCGAGGCGTTCCCGTGGGCCCCGATCGGGCTGATGGTCGACACCGACCCGACCACGTTCGGCCCCGGCGCCGCAGCCCTCGCCGAAGCCACCGGCCTCCACTTCTCCACCATCTACCGCTACCGGTCCGACGGTCGGATCCCCTGGAAGGAAGCCGACCGCATCGCTGTCGCGCTCGGGTTCCACCCTGGGGCCATTTGGCCCGAATGGTGGGCCGTGACATAATGTGATCCCCCGCCGGGTTTCGCAGCCCGGCACTCACGGGCCCCGACCTTCGTGGGGGAGGTCGGGGCCCGTTGCGCGCCCGCCCACAACCAGCAAGAACACCGTTCCAATAGTGTGCACGGCATTGCAAACTGCGGTGCATGTGGGTTAGGGTGGGCCACATGGCATACAGGACGATAGATCTCAACCACCCACCCAGCCGCGTGAACGCACGAGTGTCTGAAGACACCGCCCGGGACATAGCGGCACACGCCCAAGAAGAGAAACGCACCTGGTCCAGAATGGCCATTCTCCTCATCGAAGAAGCACTCCAAGCCCGGGCCCTCAACGACCCCACACCCTTCTGATGCGATGGACCAAGATCCGCGCAGGGTCACCAGTCAAGAAGCTCGTCATGTTCCTGCTCCTCGAACGCGCCGACGGTTCGGGGTCTATCTCCATAGACCAAGACACGCTTGCGCGAGGAGCCGAAGCCACGAGGCGGACCATCGCTCGTGCGCTGGCCAGCCTCGAACGAGACGGGCTGATCAAGCGCTTCCCTCGGTACCAGACCGACGGGCCGAACAAGGGCAAGCGGTCCGAGGACTTGATCGTCCTCAACGTCGACCGAGAGGACCGATCCGACTGGGCGCGCTACCAGCGGGATCTGGTGGACGGTTGCCGCGCGTCGCTACGGATAGCCACCCGCCGATACGTGTTCGAGCGCGACGGGCACGCATGCACAGAATGCGGGTCAGCGCAACGGCTGGAGGTCGACCACATGCTTCCAACGTCGCGCGGCGGCTCAGATGAGCCCGACAACCTCCAGGCACTGTGCCAACCGTGCAACGGGTCCAAGGGCGCCAAGACGATGGCCGAGTGGCACGCATGGAAGGCGGGACGATGAGCACGAAGGTCATCAACACCTACCTCGAACCGAACCAGGTTGACGGGTTCCGGATCGTGCCCCACACCATCTGGGAAGACCCCGCACTGACCGGCAACGCGGTCAAGCTCCTCGGCTATCTCCAGTCGCGACCGCCCGGCTGGGAATACAAGGCCACTCACGCCGAGAGGGTCATGCGGTGCAAGCGTGCCGCTCTTCGCACGGCGTTCAAGTCGCTCGAAGCGGAGGGCCTCGTCGTTCGGCAGGGGCAGGGCAGGAAGTCTGACGGGACCTTCGGGAGCATGATCATCTACTCCCGGTGGACCGTGGCCACAGCATGGCCACCCTCAGTACTCACCGGGGGTCGATCAACCGACACCGGTTCGACCGACAGCGGCTCACCCGACGTCGGACAATCGCCCCCCTTAGTGAGTACTGATCTAGTGAGTACTGATCTAGTGAGTACTGAGAATGATGTTCCGGCTTCGCCGAAACCGAGCAGACGGTCGGCGGTGCCAGACGGCTACGAACCGAGACCCGCCGACGTAGCTAGCGCTACTCGTGCCGGCCTCGACTTCGACGGTGACGGCTTCGCTGCGGAGACGATCCAGTTCGTGGACCATCACCGGGCGAAGGGGTCGAGGATGGCGGATTGGGATGCTGCGTGGCGCACATGGATGCGCTCGAGCTACCGCAAACGACCCGCCGCCGCACCCGCTGCACGGTTGCGGCCGGGCATGCAACGCCTCGGCGACCTCGGATCCGCGATGCGGGCGAACGGGCGCGACCCGTTCGGTCTGACAGAGCCAAGCCAGGCAACACTCACGCTCGAACAAGGAGACACGGCACGATGAACGGAGAACAGGCGCTAGATGTGCTCGGGATGCTGGGCGCCCGCCCACAGTTTGCGCACTTCCAGATGGACCTTGAAGGCGCTGTCCGCAGTTGGATCGCTGACCTGGGTGATCTGCCCGGGGCCGAGGTGGCGGGCGCGGTGAACGCTTTGGTACGCACGCAAGATGGTTTCCCGACTGTCGCCGCTGTAAGGCGCTGGGTGGCGGAGCGGCGTGGGTTGTTGCCGCCCGCCCCGGATTTGGCGTGGGCGCTGTTGCTGGCCGCTGGCGGCGCGTTGGATGTGCATCGGTTGGTGTGGCAGGTTGCGGACATGCTCGGCGGGCTGACCCATGTGCGGGAGAAGAACCTGCGGTGGGAGTTCACGAATGCCTACCGGCCGCTTCACGAGCGGGCGGTGGGCGACATCCTCGCTGCGGACGGCCTGACCCCGGCGGGTGACCGTGCACTGCCTGCGGGCGCACAGGCTGAGCAGGTCGTGTGGCGCGATGATGGCGGGCTCGGCATGTTCCACCTGGCGCCCGCCGGGTGCGGCGCCCATCACCCGCCTGGCGAGACAACCTGGGCTTGCGACGCTCAAGCGCCGGTGGTGTCATGAGCGCAGAGACAGCGCCCACCGACCCGGCGTCGGTCATAGCGATCGCGTGGATGGAAGCGTGGGCGGCTGCACGCAAGACCGCGCCCGGGCGTTGGGCGGAGGACGACGCCGTGCTCGCTGGGCGTGTCGAAGCGGCAGGCGCCGCGTCGACGTACGGGGTGACCGCCGCGTCCCGCTCCACCCTCTGCTGGCTAGCGGCACGCACCGAACCGATGGACCACGACCTGGTGGAGGCGACGCCCGAAGTCATAGCGCACGCGACCGGTCGCACTGTCGACCAGGTCGCTGCAGCGATCGGACAGCTTCTTGCAGACGGCTGGCTGGAACTGGCGAGGGCGCAGACAGCGGACCGCCCCGCCTGCTACCGGTGGGTCGGTGGCACATGTTGAGCGTGACGATGTCCGACGCCGAGGACGTGCTGACCGTGCTCGCTGCGCAATGGCCGCCGGCCGATGGCAGCACCCCGTTCACCGGCGCTGAGCGGGTGGTGTGGATGCAAGGGCTCGTCGGGCGGCCGGTGGCGGACGTGGGCCGAGCCGTCGACCACCACACGACCACAAGCGGAACGATGCCGACGTGGGGCGAGTTCGCGGCCACCCTCGCTAGCTACCGTGCACACCCCCCCGCGCCAGGCGAGGGCCCACGCTTGTACCGCGACGACCGCCGGGCCTCAACATACGTCCGCGTGTGTCAGGCGTGCTGCAGACGGTTCGCGTCGGGTGACACCGAGTGGCGTGACCTCCTCGGATGGGACGTCATGCCGACAGCGGCGGTGTTCGAGCGCACCATGCGGACCATCGCAGAGCAGATCCCTGCCGCCACGACCGACATGGACCACGCGATCACACAACAACTTAGGAGCACACAATGAGCAGCATTATCCCGACATACAAGTCTGAGCAGTCGACCGCTGTCATCGAGGCGTTGATGCGTGCGCTTGTGCTGCACGGCGTGCCACCGGAAGACCTGGCGGCAGACCCAGTCGACGGCGAACTGTTGCAGTGGTGGCTCGGCGTTGGTCAGGGCAAGCGCGTCACCAGGCTCGAAGCGCGCGTGGGTCTCAGGGCGGCCTCGACGGGGCTGTGGTCGGTCTGGGTAGCGGCGACATCCCAGATGCTGTGGGGCGAGCGTAACGGACTGAACAAGGCTGTGGTGGCGTGGGTGCTGGCGGACGAAAGCGAGCTTGCTGGTGCTGCGGGGTCGGACACCCGTGAGCGTGTGGTGGGCACCGACCTGCCGTCCGCGCAGCCTCACGACGGGCGAGCACTGTGAGCAGCCACGGCCCTTACGCCGTCATTCGCGACCCGCGCCCGGATTACTGGCTTTATGAGCCGATCCCGCTCCATGGCCCGGCCCCACGGCCACACAAGGGGCTGCGACCAGCAGCACAGCTGGAAGCCCTCGCTGTGCAGCACGCAGGCACGTTCGGCAACAGGGTGGGTAACGGTGTGCGTAACCTCGCCACGGAGGCTGACTTGGCGGCGCTCGACGAGTGGATGACGGCCATCGGCGCCACCAGCTGCGAAGTCGGTATCCGCGCTGCGGGTCTCGGGGGCGGATCGCTGTGGTGGCAGGTTCTCACACCGACCCGGGCGTACGTGGTGAAGGCGCGTGGCGGGTGCGTGGTGTCCATGGGTGAGCAGGTGTGGCCTTCCCCGCGCACCAAACCCGACACGTCGTCGCATCTGCCCGCAGGCCAATTCCGTGGGCGGCTTCGGTGATCGGCCCGGAGTCGGTGCTCCAGGCGCAGGTGTGCGAGGTGCTCGAGCTGTGCGGGTGGGAGTGGCGGCATGTGTCCGCCACGGCGCCCACACGTGACGGCGGATGGCGCCCAGACGCCGGGGCGCGTGACCTCCCAGACCTCATGTGCTGGCACGCCGACAAGCCCGGGGTGTGCATGTTCGAGCTGAAGACCGGTGCCCGGCGGCTCACCGATGGGCAGCACTCGTTGCTCGTAGCGTGGCGTGCGGCTGGGGTGCCGTGCTGGGTGATCCGCGAAGAGGATCTGGCTGATGTGCCGGGCATGCTGCGCTCCGCTGCAGCGCATTGCCTGGCCGCTGGCCCGTTCGTGCCGACCGGCTGACCTGCTGCTAGCGTGCGTGGTGCGGGCCTCCCGGTCCGCGCTTGTGGCAGTGACCAGGGCCCGCCTCACACCGTCTAGGGCCGGTGTGGGGCGGGCCCATCCGCGTCCGGCCGCAGCCGGGGTAGCGTGCTTGCCGGGTCCCGTGTGCGTGGTGCGTGGTGTGCAGCGCACGGGACCCACACACAATGTGGTTGACACGGCTGGTGTGGTGCGTATGATGGGGTGTAGCACACCACCACATGGAGGCCGCCACGATGGCACCCCGCACCAAGCAGCAGCCACGCAAGACCAACCCGGATGCGTTTAAGCGCCGCGAGCACGCACCCGACGAGCTGCGCCACACAGGCATCACGTCAGCCTTGTTCGACCGCATCGAGGCACTGCACCTAGCGCACCCCGCACGCCTGAACGACACACCAGGGCACCAGCGGATGGTCACACCGCAGATGTGGGCCGACGCGATCGTGGCCTGGGCGCTCCCCGTGTGGGAAGCGCAAGCCCAAGACGCCGTCATAGGCTTCATGATCGAGCACCGGCGTCCCCCGCGCCCTGCGGAACTCGCCGAGCGCATCAACGCACACGCAGCGCCCGAACAGCAAGGCAACGGGGTGACGTCATGACCGACGCGTTCCGCCTTCTGGCGCTGGCAGGGTTCGGGCTCGCCGGCGCCGCCGCCATCCTGTGGTCAGCCAACAACTGGCGGGCGGCGAAGCGTCGCCCGGTCGTGGCGCCCACGATGGAACTCTGCGAGCTGATGGCGGTGTACGCCCGGCACTCGCGCGGTGAGGCCAGCACCGTGCAGCTGCTCAGCGACGTGACCGCATTTGTCGACCGCTTCGACGGGTCGGTGGACACGACGTTCGAGTGGGCGTCGGTGTTGTTCCTCGCCCACATGGGCGGGCACTACGCTGCCGCCGCTGGTGTGCACCCCGATGTGCTCGTGACGTCGGCGATAGAAGCTGTGGAAACGTTCGGGAGTGACGGCCGATGATGGTTCTCGGGTTCATGGCGATCGTCGCCGCTTTCGGAACCGCTTTCGGTTGGGCTCTTGTCAGGCGTTCTAAGGCCGCGGACCACCGTTCGGCACCTAAGGTACCAGCGGCCCCGCTGGGAAGGACGAGAGGTGCGTCTACGGCGGAGTACGAGGCCGTCTGGCTCGAGGCCCTCGATCGGGCGGTCACAGACCCAGACGGAAGCGACCAGTGACCATCGAACGGGCGACCGTGGCCATGGCCGTGGCGTTCGTCGCGCTCGTCGCGACGGAAACCATCCCCGGTGCGATCATGCTCGCAGCGCTTTACGCGGCCGCCTATGCCGTGGCTTCGCTCCCGACCGTGGACCGCGCTCCCGTCGACCTCGCCCGGCGGCCTGCCCCGGCGCCCGGTGTCTACCTTGTCCGCCGCACCGACGGCTCGGGCACTCATTGGAAGATCGGCAGGTCGAAAGACGTCGCCCGGAGGTGGGCCACGTACCAACGCCAGATCCGGGCTGAGCGGACGCTCAGCCCGCACCCGGTCCGGATCGAGTTCGAGGGGTTTGTGCCCGTCGTCAGGGCCGGGGCGGAGAAGCGGCTTGAGCGGGACCTGCACGCCAGGTTCAAAGCGGACCGGATCCGGGCGAAGGGCGCGGGTCGGGAGCTGTTCCGGCGGACCCCGGGGGGTGAGCTCGACCTGTGGCTCACCGCCCTGGGTGTGGCCCCCGACCGGGCTGTCTGATGGCGGGCTGGGGTTGCGCCGTGGTCTGCGGCCTGGCCCGGTTTGTGCGCCTCGAACGACCGTTGCCCGTCCGAACCCCCCCTAGAGGGGGGTTCGGCCGTAGGGGGTCGTGCCTAGGGCACGGCCGGGGTCCGTCCGCATGAGCCTCGACGACGTAAAGACCCAGCTCAGCGACCTGGCACCCCCGGACGTGGGGGTCGTGCCTGAGGGTGATGACCCGCAGGGCAGGCACCACCCCCCGGCCGCCCCCCTGACCCTGCCCTCGATGCGGGGCCCGGGGGCCGTTCTAGCGGTGCTCGCGGTGTGTGTCCTCGGGTGGCTTGCGTTGGTGTCCACGGCCGAGAAAATGGTGGCCCCGGGCAGCGGTGACCGCCCCCGAACGAGGGTCGGGCCGGGCACCTGGAAAGACGGCCCTGTCATCCGGATGACACCCGCCACGACCACGACCACATCCGCCCGGTGGGAGGCCCGTCCCGATGGTTGCGCCCCGATCCGGGCGTTCGACATCTGCGACAGAGGAGACGATGAAATGGTCACGAAACGATGTGCGATGGCGGTAGCCGCGGGGGTGGTCGTGGCGGGGTGTCATGTGCCCGGCCAGGCGGTCCACCCGGCAGCGGACGCGGCGGTCGAGAGGATCGACCGTGTGTTCCCTCGGGCGGGTCTGCCCGACGACGACCCCGGCTCGTATTGCACCGTGGGGTTCATGGTCTGCGACGGCCAGCGCACCGGAGGATCCCACCGGTGAGCAGCGACCGGGAACACATCTGAATGTGTGGTTGACAGCGGCGCCTTGGTGTGGTTGAATTGGGGTACACACCACGACGGAAGTTGGACCCATGAGCTACATGATTATCTCGACCCTCGATCTGCTTTGCGCAGCGAACCTCGGTGCCCCCGAAGGGGTTGAAGTCACCGAAGGCGACATATCCCGGGCGGTCACCAGCTGGGTGATGGCGAACCCGGTTCACGGCCGGTCAGTGTTCGTCGTCGAGACCGTCGGCGACGCACGGGACCGGGTCGCTGTCCGCGGGATGTTCGACTCTGACCGGGTGTTCGCCGATCTGGCCACATCGACCGGTTGGATCGCTGAAGCGCAAAGCCTCGCCCAGGCCAGGGCCGATTATCGGGCCGGTCAGCTGATCGGCTGATGTTCTGCGGTCGGCGCCCTTTCCACCCCTGGGGGCGCCGGCCGTGTCCGCCGTCGGGGGTGAGGGAGCGGTAGGAGCATGGTCAGAAAGTTGGAGCCGTGCGGGAGCTATGCGGCTTTCCGCCGGCACGAACGGGCAGGTGAGACACCCTGCGCGGCGTGTTCCGCAGCGGCCCGAGCGCATCAGGCACGCATGTACCAAAACCGTAAGGCCAAGGAGGAGCAAGGGGATGGATGAACTTGTGGATGTGCTGGCTGAGAGAGACGATCTCGCGGCCGAACTCGACGACGTGAGAGTCGCCCTGGACCTGGCGGCAGCCGAGCTGGCAGACGCACGCGAGGTCACATCGCTCGACGAGGCGATCATTCGTGCGCTTTCCTCGATGCTGGCCGCAGGGGGCTGAGCGTGTCGAAGGGTGCGCTCCTCGTCGCTGGTGGCGGGACCGTCGCGGTCGGGCTCGGTCTGTCCGGGTGGTGGGAACTCGCCGTAGCGGCGGTGTTCGCAGTCACAGCCGTAGCGCTGATCGGCGGCGGGTTACGCACGCTGCTCGGCACCAAATTCGGGGTCGAGAAATCGTTCCAGGCGATGCTCCACGCAGCGTGGTGGTTCCCGATCGGGATGTTGTGGGTCGGGTTCGTGCTCGCAGGCGGGCACCGGTACTGGCTCCCAGGCCAGATCCTCGCGGCCTTTGCCGGCGACCGAACCCAGCTCGTGGTCATCCTCATCAAAGCCGGCGGGACCCTTGTCGGCGGTACGTGGCTGCCGCTATGGACCATGTCGAAAGGATCGAGACTGTGAGCGTCAGGGAAGGTTGGTGGCATGACACCGACGATCTCGACGAGATCATCGACCGGGAAACGAAACTTGACGCGGTCTACCGGTCGGACCGCCGGTTCATTGGGGGCCCGCGGATAGCAGCGAAAGCCGACCTGAAATGTGTGCGCGGCCACCTGGTCGCGAAGTTGGCGTTGCGGCGCGTCGGCGGGTTCTGCCCCGTGTGCTGGGCCAAAGGCAACCGGGTCCGCGACTTCACGAGGCTCCCATGATCGTCAATCTCTTCGCTGGCCACGGTGTCGACGTCGGTGCTCGGATGGCAGGTCTTCCCGACGGTGTCGGGTTCGAGCTCGATGGCGACACTTGCGCTACCCGAGCCATCCATGGGATGCCGA